TCCCATATTTTTTGCTTCAACATTATAAGCTCTCCTGCAATATATTCCGCCTTTGTAGGTATAACGGAAATGTTCTCCAAATTAAGTGATTTATCACCATAAATAACGGGTTCATTTCCTGTATACTGCATATACAAATTTTTCATTGTAAGCCTTTGTTTCTCATCGCATAATATCATAATAGGCGTTTTTTGTGCATTGACATTTACATCAATTGTTCTATCAATATTACTTAATCTTCTTGCAAAATTCATAATATCGACAGTAAAATTATTATGCAATTTATTATTAAAAATGATAACCGAATTTTCCTTTGTTAAATCATATTTATATGTGTTTTCACCGTAGGCTTGTCTATGAATAGGAATACCATATACATCATAATCACCACCTAAAACACACTTTAAAGCAAGGTAACAATCCATAACATCATCTTTAAAAAATACTGCGTTTCCTGTGGTAAAAAGCGACCATTCAAGGTATCTTTCATCAACCGTTTTAGGTAGATTATGCCAAGAAAAACAAGACATAGCCATTTCACAAATACGGTCGTAATAAGCATAATATGAATAAGTATTTAAAAAGCCACTACGCTTAAAATCTTCATTCATAGGCAATGTAAAACGATTATCAAATCTCCAATTTTTATGTATATTTCTATCTGGTCTTTTATTCATTTTCTAACCACCTTTACGCTTGATTTAATATAGGCGTTCCATCGTCTTGCGTGTATCTTCCGACCTCTACACCATAACGCCAAAATGTGATACCTTTGTTGTATATTTCGTTGATTTTATAGGCAAAAGCCGACGGCATACTTGACGGAGTTTCGGATTGTTGTTGATACCATTTATATGATATATTTCTACACTGTATATAACACCATTTTCTGCCTGCAAAACGACCGTTTAACCACTCTCTTGAATATTCGGGTTCTTTAATTAAATTGACCGCATAACCATACATTTGAAAATAACTATCAAGTGATTTTACATACTCATTTTTAATCATTGAATTACTATAATATGGTCTTTGTAAACCTCTTACTGCTTCAAGTAATTGACTTGAATTTCCTTTTATATAAGTACCTTTATTATGATTTACTAAATAACCGTGAACGGCATTTGTTAATGTGCTTACGCCTGCACTTTGCACCATTTCGGCACTACCGCTTGCACCGCCTATTGCCATTGATAAACCGCCCGTAATAGTATCGGGAATTAATGATTGATTTAACCATTGCAATGCACTTGAAATAGGTAAGCATACTTGAGCAAAATTAGAAAATAGTATTTCTTCATCGTAATTTTCCTCTACATTTAAATAGTTTAAAGGCGTGATTGCAAGCTGCGAATGTGGACTTGCAACGGTACTAATTTTAAAACGCGGATGCTGTGGGTCTTGAAAATATTCATAATGATAATTTCTTGATACATTACCTATTTTTACAGTTAAAAAATTGTATGGATAACATAGACATTTTTTATTTAAAGGTGTATATCCGCTTATCTGATTAGGTCTGTTTAATGATACCTCTGTATGTGCATATACTGTACCGCCTGGTATAAATAATTCCCCTGGTAAAATCTCTGCATTTACAATACTATCAACCGAATTATTTGATACAAATGTATCCACAAATTGTTGTACTTGATTATTTAAAGCTTGTATTGAGTTATCATCATTTGGTCTAAAACCAAACCTATGTGGCGTAACGCCTGACGGTAAACCATTAGCATTAAAAAACGCACTTTTCCAATTGTTTTGTGGGTCGCCTGTCCATAATACAAAATCATAACTATCTGTTAAATGACTTGCTAAACGATTATAATTCCTATCAATAATTTCACCCGTATTTATACCGCTTTCACTCTCAATAAAATTACCTGTTTCATCATCATTTATATCGCAATGCTCACGGATTATAAAAGCGTTTCGGATATTATAATTCCACATAAATGTTTGCATTACATCAATTTCAAAATTGATTTTTGTACATCTATCATTAATATATTCTATATCTGTAATAAACGCATAAAACCATTTTCTTTCCGCATCTTCGTAGGTAGGACTTGACGGATTAAATTGAGAAGTCGGCTGAAAACATAGATAATTACAATCATAAGTATTCATCATTGTTGCAGGTGTATCTGTTAAAATATAACCCCTTAATGGTCTTTGATATGATATACCACCAGCATAATATACAGTACCGTCTGGAGCTGTATGTCTTTCATTATCCCATTCCAATCTGCCTGCTGCTGTTTCCTTTACTTTCGACCTAAAATATTGTAGCTGTGTATCTCTATCGGGAAACCAAATTGTATGTGTATATGTGTTATCAAGTGGTACTGTCCAGCAAATATATAATGTAGTTTTTAATGTAGCTATATTAATCACCACCTAAATATTTTTTGAAAAAACCCGCCGTAAAAGGGAGAGAATTACGACGGGTAAAAAGGAGATTGAATTATATGTTAAATACCGACCGTAAAAGTATATGTATAATCGGTATTGTTAACATTAATTTTAATTGTTCCAATAGCTGTGCTATCGCCTGTTGTATCGGTATCCTGTATGATTTTAAATGCTTTATCGCCTGCGGAAACCGCTACAATGCTATCAATATTCACTTCAAATTCATTGATATTTGTAGGAATATTATTGGTAGGAGATTTAACCTCTATTGTGTAGGTATAACCGTTAAGTAGGTTAAGGTTATTATCATCAACCGCACTTAAAACAGATGATACAGTGTTTGTCTGTCCTTCGTCATTTATGCCGTTAAATACGACCGTTAAGTTATCGGGAGTTGCTGTATTAGGTCTGTTAATCGGTGTGGTTGTTCCTGCCACTGCCTGTGCAAATGGACTGATTGAAAATGTTTTCCAACAATGATAAAAATAGTTCCAATACAAACCTTGACCGTTGTAAACTTCGGTAAATTTAAGTAGGTTATCAAGTACCATAAAGTATCCATCATCAAGGATAACACAACCAACGGAATTTAACAGATTTATTTCCGCTTCCGTAAATCTTCTGTATGTAGTATCATCTACAAAAAGAGCGTCTAATCTGTCATAATCTAAGTCACCAAAACTATCAACAAGTATCTTTCTTGTATTAAAATCTGCAAGCGACATATTGAACGCATAAGCCAAAACTTCGGTATCAAGAATTGCGTCAAACTGCGAAGAAATAAGCACCGTTTGTCTTTCTTTAGGTGTATGAGTTTTTACGCCTGCAACATTATAATTACTTGACATAAATGTCATATTATTGGATATTGTTTTTATTGCGGAAACCGTCTTTTTACACTGTTCCTCTGTGCTTACACCTGCCACGGTAGTATAACCGATATGACCGTTTAATATTTCTTTCGCAAGCATATATTTCATAGTCATAAACTCGTCATAATTAGCAGCAGTGTAAAGCTGTTCGGTTATTCTTCCGATTAAATCTGTAATACCTTCTACGCTTAAAAATGCCTGTCTTAGCTGTTCATTTTGGATTGTTACTTTGTAGAATTTCTGATAGTTCATAATGTGAAAAGCACTTCTAACATCGGGTATTTCACGCTTAAAAACTTCCTGTTCTGCAACATCTAAATCGTACTGCTGAGGGTTGGCAATCGCAACGAAAACTTCTTCGATTGTTTCACCAAATTCCATAATGCCACGCTTGAAAATTGCAAGCGGATTATCATAGGATTTACTTGTTACAATTACTCTACCAATACGATTAATTAGTGCCGATAAAAATTCATTCTGCAATGCTGGATAATCCATAATTATTGCACCAATTTCCTTTATGCTTTCCGCATTAGGCGTGGCAATAGGCACATAATTTTGATAGTTTATACTTGCATTATTACGAATAACATTAAGTACATCTGCACTCGTATTTGTTAAAACTTTAATGTCTGGTCTTATAGGCATTAATCTTCACCTTCCTTATTATTTTTGGTTGTAAACAGACTGTCATAAGTCTGTGCCATAACGCTGTTTTCTTCACTGCCATTGTCATTTATATTACCTTTTGGAGGCTCTTCTTCACCGAAAAATCTTGCCTTATATTTATCTCTCCAAGTCTTGTCAAGCTCATCATATTTGGCTTTCATTTCTTCAAGTTCGACCGCTACATTGCCGTTGAAACTATCAACAAAATCTTCAATGATTTTAATGCTTTCGTCATCGTTTCTTTCGCCTACATAGTTTTTTAATGACAATAAATAATCATCGTAATTTGTAACCATTTTTACACCTCTTTTTTAATTCTTTATTAGCTTTATTTCATTCTGTAAAGCTGTTAACGCCTGTGTATTATTTTCAATAGCCGTTGTAAAATGCTTTACTTCTTCAATGTGCCTATCGCTTGTTATTTTGTTGAGATAGGCAAAATAAATACAACAAGCTATCGGAAAACCAACATTAGATATTACTTGTGTCATTGTGGCTATATCCATTATATTCACCACCTTTTTTTTATTGTTAATTTTAACATAATATGTAATAAAAATCAATACTTAAATAATGTATTTTTACACAAAAATAAAAAGCCGTATTTGTTCAGTTGTACACCGATATACGACTTTTTAAGATTTATTATCTAAACCCTAAACCCTATCTAAGCAAGTAGCAATTTGATTGTGTTTAACCACTCATTCAAGAGTTGCTATCGGTTAAAATCACCATAGATAATAGCATAGGGAGATAAACATATTTAATTATAAACACCTTTGAATGTGGATATTAATGCCGATTTGCAACCTTGATTTTTAAATCGGAAAAGTCCTCTTTCAAAATATGTTTTTAATGTTAAAATAATAGCATAATACTGCTTCAACATAATGTAATTGACTTGATGGTCGTCTGTTGTTACGGCTACTCTTATAGGGAATTGTTCGTCTATTTTATCATCGCAATACATTAAATTTAATTCGGGAAATTCTCTTATTGCGTATTCCTTATTTTCAAATTTTAATGTTAAAACATATCTATTCTTACCGCTTATTTTTTCAATGAAATTTGAATTATCATTTAAGTAGCTTTTGCTTTTGGAATAATTCACATAATCATTGTTTTTAAACGCCTGCATAAATATACTTTCTTCTTGCTTTTGGCTTGCACTTTCATTAAAACCCTGTTCCAATACCCAACCATTACCACGCAAAAAATTGACTTCGGGCGTTAATCTATCAAGTATATTTAATTCTACATAATAAGGGTTTACAAGTGATACATTATTACTCAACATATATATTGGTAAATACCTAACCTGTTCACCGTTTCCTCTTGCTATTGATGTGTGAATACTTATAAATTTACTTATCTCGTGCGAACAATAATTGTTATCTTCCGATTGAAATTCATCGAATAAAATTCGTTTACAATCACTGAACAAATGGGAATATTTTTTGACATTATCGGCACTGTTTAAGGCTATTGCATAACCGCATATTTTATCATCAAGTCTTAGCTCAACATATAGCCCTTTACCTCTCATTCTGCTTGTCATTATATGCTTAGGAAAAAAGAGTTTTTTAATCTCTGCATAGAATTTATCAACACAATCGTGTAATTCATATTTGTACCGATAAAGTAGCATAAATTTTTCATTATTATCAATGAATTTCTTTACAAACATTCTACTAAAAAATGTGGTTTTTCCTGCACTTCTATTACTTGTGCATATTATTATTTCGGGAGTATTTCCGTTTAAATCTTTCATTGACAGTAATTTTGTTCCGTCGTAAAAAATACCCATAAAAGCACCGCCTTTATAGGTATTATATCAATAATATTTTATTTTGTCAAGTTTTGTTAATCAAGCATTTTAAATGTTGTATCGGTTAATAATATACCACCTTTTATGTATTTTGCTATTAATTTTGAGGGTATTTGTAAACCGATTTTAAAATCTGTTAACTCTCTCTTTTTGCTTATAAATTCTTCTTCATCTTCGTTGTATGTTTCAATTTTTTCACCTGTTAAGCTTGCGTTTAATAGCTCTTTACAACGCTTTCCCATTCCTGCACACTTTATTAAATAATACGGTTTTTCTACGGGTTGCATATCCTCTTTTATTGTATGCTCTATGTAGGTTTTTTGTCTTACAAATATTGCTTTATCCCACTGATTTTCTATTTTCCAATGCTCAAATGCTGTGTTATCTATAGGCACATTTATTAATTCTTCAACATCTAAATCACAATGAATACTATCCGTATCTGCATAAATAAACCCTCTTTTATCTACTCCGTAATAATTACTTTGTGCCGTTCTTATTGTAAAATTTCTTGCCCAACTTGTAACCGCAGAGCCACAAGGTATGTAAAATAATTCCTTTTCGTTTTCTTCTTGGGTTCTAAAGCGTAGTACATCATCTTCAAGGTAGGAAATTTTAAAGCTACTGTCATTATTTGTGGCAAGTTTCCCATATAAATTATTTAAAAAGAGTTTAGCAATAGTACGCATACCGCCTGTTGAATTTTCTTTTAATTTTCTATACTTTTTGATATAATCATTGAATAACCAATCATTTGAAATTGTTGAAAAATAGCAACCGCCTATGTATTCTAAATCGGTTATATCGTATTGTTC